TTAACATAATATGCATAATGCGCACTGATATAGTGGTTCCTGTGGACTTGCAATCACTAAGGCCAATCCAGCACAAGCCATTGAAATGCTTGATAATCCAAGTCCGTTAAACTTTTTTCCTATGTTCTGCCACAGTGTCTGCGCTTCGTGCGTTTTTGCTTTATCCATAGCTAAGCCAATCAGTGCCTTTTCTTTGTCTTCACCAATAGTTTCAGCAAGCATAAGTATCTGATTTTCATTGAGATAACTTCGACCTTTTCTTACTTCTGTGAGCATTTGAGGGCTTACACCTAGGTCATGAGCAATCTGCTTGTATTGAATGTAGTTCATTTGCTCTTTATAAGCATCAATGAGCTTGTTTGTGTACATTTCTGCTTTTCCTCTAATCACGCTATTGGACTGATTTTAGTCTTTTAGTACAGATTTTGCTGTGTTGACGGTACAGAAATATCTGTATTTAATCACTACAGAATTTACTGTATCAGACCGCCTTAGCTTTGGGCGTTTGCCCTTGACGCTTTCGCGCTTGGCTTTGGCGGTCACTCTCTCAACTAGTCAGGTGGTTGTAATGATCGTATTAGAAACTGAAGTTCAAAACGTCAATGTTAAAACGTTAACGCTCCGTCACTTCGCAGTGTCTCACGTTCCAGCTTTCAAACTTTGTTACATCACTACAACTGACATCTTTGAAGAAGTCGTCGTTCCTTTCAATCACTTTGGCTACTGCATTAGCACATTCGAAAACAGCCAAGAGTCCTTTGGTTACCTCTCGGTTGGCGATTACGAGTTTCGCTTTGAATCTGACGAGCATGAAGTTCTATGTCGTTTCTTAGGCATGACACCTTCAAAAGCGACGGCTTTAGAGGCTCAGTAATCATGAACGAAGCTCAAATCATCTATTACGACTTGCTGCCTGACTACACGGTTTCTGTGTTGGTCAAAGGTTGCGACGAATGGGATTTGCTTAAATCCATGTCTCATCTTGAGTCTTGGGCTTCGTCTCAGTTCGCTTCTTATGAGTTGGTGTCCATCACCAACACGACCGTTGAACAACGTATCAATATGGGGGTGTTCGATGACTACTGCAACTAACATCCTTAAAAGTTTCGATGAGCAAAGCGTTCATATCGACTACCTGTGTTTTACGTTTGCCGTGAAGGATTTACGTCATTGTCACGATGCCGTTCGTCGATTGCACAAGCATGAGGAATACAAAGGCTTTGCCAAATCTGGACTGTTACAGCGTCACTGTCGTGCACCTAAGTTCCCTGCTCCACCTGTGTTTAATCCGACGGTCGCTCAGACTTCCGACGAGATTGATGCGTACAACAAAGCATTTGATATCTGTTATCGCAATTACTTGGAAGACTGCTTGCGCATCTTCACCAACCAAGTGCTTGGTTTGTCGCTGTCAGCACCTCGCGGTTTGGGTTTCCAGTTCTACACCGAATCCATGAAACTGACTTCGCCAGATGGTGAGGACTTCTGCGGCTTCGTTGGTATCGGCGGTAACAATGACACGGTGCATTTCCAAATCAACGGAACGGGATGCAAGCATGTATTTGCCCGTCGTCCTACGTGGTCGCTACATGACTGGCTGACCAATGTACTTGGTGTGCAAACTTTGGCGCGTGTTGACTTGGCCTATGACGATTACGACGGGATTTTTGATTGCGAATACGCTTACAAGGCGTGGCGGGATGACTGTTTCCGCACCGCAGAACGTGGTCGTGGCCCTGTGCTTCATGAAGATATGACCATTGCCAGTATCGGAAAAGACGGCAAACCGATTTACACCAAAGAGCAATACTCGATTGGCTCGCGTACCTCGCGCATTTACTGGCGTATCTACAACAAGGCTCTTGAGCAGAAACTCGCGAACACGGGTCTTGTCTGGTACCGCTCTGAAGTTGAGCTGAAAAAATGGAATGTTGATGTGTTGCTGAATCCGGCTGGCGCGTATGCCGCGCTCAATGATTTTGCTGCGTCAATTTCTACTGCAAAGAAATTCAATACCAAACCTGTTCCGACTAAACGCGCGGCGTTAGACCTGTTGGCCTCTGCGCACTGGATGCGCCGCCAGTACGGGAAAATTCTGAACTCTTTAATCGAATTCCATGAGGGTGACATTGAAACCGTGGTCGGTTCCCTTGTCCGTGATGGAACTAAATTCACCTTCCCCGATACCTACGGCAAGTTGGTGACTCACATATTGGAGACTTAACAAATGGCTAAATCCGTTTTTGTACTTGGCATGGATATCACTTGGAACTCAGCACGTGGTGACAGTGCTCAACTGAACGTGTCACGACCTCTACGTGAAATCAACTCGGAGAAATTCAAACGCCGCACTATCGGTGAATCGGGTGATGTGAATCCCCAATGGGATCAACCTTTGATGATTGACCATGAATATGCCCTGCTTCTTGAGCGCACTGGTGCTCTTGTTCCTCGCCGCGAATACCAATTGCGCTTGGAGATTAATCCAGAAGACCCATTAGCGGGCGCTATCGTGACTGAGCTTATTCCAGTCGACCAAGAAATTAAGAAGCACTTCGAGGCTTCAATGAAACCCGTTCAAGGCTAAAAAATGTCTGTATGCGTCACCGTCGTTAACCAGTATGGCAATTTGAAAGCAACGAAAACGCCTGTTGCGGATTGCCAAGAATACGTGCTGATTTCGGCGGTGGACTACCAAGAATATAAGGAACCAGTCCTCTTCAACGGTGACTTGTTCCTGTATGTCAGTGGCGTGCTCTTGATCAACATGGTCGTTGGTCACTGGGTGGGTCGTGTTGTTCGCCTTATGAGTAAAAGGTAAATCTTATGAAAAAACTAGAACTTGTTGTAAATAACGTAAAACACGCAGTAGTAAACAAAAAGACCGCAGCTGGCGCTGCTCTTATGGTCGCGTCTGTCTCTCCGGCGTTCGCTGAAGTCGATATCACGGGCGCAATCAACTCTGCGGTATCCGGTGGTCAAGCTAACGTATCACTGGTTGTGGCGGGGCTGATTGGTATGGCTGCACTGGGCTTTGGTGTGACCATGGTTGTTGGCTTCTTACGTCGCTAACGGTTCACCTCTATGCCTCCTTTATCGGGTAATTTACTTGGAGATGTTCTCGCTATCGTTCTAGGTGTTGCCTTTGCGGGGGCATTCCTCCACGGCTTTGTGAGTGGCATCAATACTCACTAATCAACGGATAAAGGGGGCTTCGGCTCCCTTTTTTATTGGTTTTATACAATGAATCACTATCTCCGTTTTTTTATTGTCCTTGTTATTCTATGCGCTAGTCATCATACGTATGCTTTAGAAGCACGTATTAGTCATATGCAAATGAGGGGTTGTGGCTCTCAAGGTGATTGGGTTGACCCTTACAAGGTGAATACTTGTTTTTTGGATACTGGGTATTTCGACTCATGCACATTTGAGAAGACATCATATGCTAATGCTCGCGATCCCTATCAAACAGTTTGTGATAATGGGCTCGGTCTTTCTTATTCTGAGGTTCGTTGTCCAGAAAATAGCGAATTTGACCCTTCAACCTTACGTTGTAAATCGGTTTGTGAATATGGCAAGAACCCTGACGGCACCTGCATGGATGCTTGCCAGTTCAAACAGTCCATTGGCGATACGGTGAAATTGTACTGGCACCCTGCCATATACGGCGAATTGGTGACGGGTGCATGCTACGGAGACTACGGTGCCACTCGATGTGAAGTGACTAAGAACGAATCCACCATTATTTGTACTGGCGTTCCTGATGGACAGTACACGCCCGACTCTCAATGCTCTCTGCGCTTTGCTTACACTGGACGTCAGTGTGACGGTGGCACACTTTTCTGGGGTGTGAATGGGCCTGATGAACCCATCATTCCACCGGATACGCCAGAAGACCCAACCCATGACCCCGATGACCCAACCGAAGAGATTGAAGACCCAACAGTCCTACCCGACGATTCAACCAACACGGTTAATCCCGGTGTCGTTGATGATAAACCGGACGTAGAAGACCCTGACACGGATGAATCGACAGACACGGCAGTCCTTTCTGCTATTAAAGGGCTTAACGTGGATGTGAACAAAGGCATTCATGATCTTAACGTCGATATCAACCAATCACACGCTGACATCACCAACGCGGTGATTGATGTGAAAGGCTCTTTGGTCGATAACACCCAAGCCATTCAAGAGCAGCAAATCAATGACAACAAGATTTATAACAACACCAAGGCACTCATCCAACAGGCCAACGGCGATATCACTACGGCGGTGAACAACAATACCAACGCCACCATTGGGATTCGTAACGATTTAAAAGGGCTTGGTGATTCAATGGGCGAACTCGATAGCAGCTTAAATGCGATTGAGGGTCTACTGACTGGCTCAGAGTTTGGCACACCTACGGGCACCGCTATCACTGGCGAAATCTTCACGGCAGAAGACTTTGCCAACCTGCAAACCACGATAGATGAAAAAGCCGAATCCATCCAAGGCTATGTGGACGACATCAAAGGCTTAATCACTATCGGCACAAACTTCAATAACGGAACATTGAGCGACAAGTCTTTCAATATCAAAGGCGCAACCGTTGAATCAGGACTACAGCGTTTTGATGCGGTATCGGGTTATGTGCGCCCTGTCGTGCTGTTCATTTGTGCCTTAATCGCCCTTTGGGTTCTGTTTGGTAATCGGAGTAAATAACATGGAATACATCTACTCAGCATTAGAGTTTATTGCCAACATTGGGCAAACCTTTCTCGACTTCTTTGATGTGGCGATTGAATGGATAAAGAACGCGTTTGAATACGGCGCGATGTGGCTTATCTCAGTATGGCTCGATATCAAGATTGCCTCGATACAAATCGCACTCAAGATTGCGCAGCTGCTGCTGCTCGAAGAATATGGCGTCTATACGCTTGTCGAAGACCGCTTTAATGCGCTTCCCTCTGACGTTCGTTATATCTTGACCGAATACGGCGTCACCTCTGGGCTACGTGTCATCTTTGATGCGTTCGCTACGTCTTTAGTTATGCGTTTCTTTAACTGGTGATTGAATGGCTACTTCATTTCGATACGGTCACGGTGGCTCTTACAAATCGGCTTGCGCCGTGTGGTTTGACTTACTGCCTGCACTGCGTGAAGGTCGAATTTGCATTACGAACATTCATGGTATGCAGCCACTTGAAGTGATTGAACAACGCCTTGGTGAAAAGTTTCCTGATACGGCTCGGCTCATTCGCATTAGCTCTCGCAATCCTGAAGGCTTCGAGCTTTGGAAATACTTTTTCTGTTGGGCGCCCATTGGGGCATTCATCCTCATTGATGAGTGTCAGCAAATCTTCTCGGTCAATGCAGGTTTCAAAATGGCGAACATACACAAGCGCCCTTTCACTGACTTTGAGCCTCACTTACCGGAAGGATTCTCCGAGCTGTTTCACTCTCGTTGGCTAACGATTGATACATCCAGTTTGGACAATGGCGAGATAGACGATTGCCAACGCACACGCTTTGATGAGCAAGGACGCATCATCTATCCAGAGAACTTTAACAACGCCTTTATGGAGCACCGGCACTACAACTGGGACATTGTGTTGCTCACGCCTGACTTTGCTCAAATCCCGAAAGAGTTAAAAGGTGTTGCGGAGTTGGCCAAGCAACATAAGGGTAAAGATGGGATCTTCTTTTCCAACCGGAAACCGCGCATCTTGGAGCATGACCCAACTCGAACGGTCACCAAACCAAGCAAAGACGATGTGGTTTATAACCTCAAGGTGCCGCTTGATGTCCACCTCCTCTACGCCTCGACTGTCACGGGGCAAATCACCAAGTCGGGGCTTGGAAAGAACATCTTTCTTAACCCGAAATTCTTAGCAGCTATGGCACTGGTCGTGCTTTCATTTGGGTACTTAGTTTATGCGCTTATTGGTATGGTTTCTGATTCTGAGACGACAACTGCGGAAGGAACGCAGCTTCATCAAACTTCGCAGCAAGGTGGCGTTTCGACTTCGCAAGTTCAAGCTCGTCCTGGTCAAAGTGGTTCGCCTGGTTCTGTCATGGGTTCTAGTGGTTCTGGCTGTACGGGTTCTGGTTGCGGGAATGAGTCTTATCATGACGTAGGCACCGTTCCTGCTTGGTTCCCACTGGCGAACTCAGAAAGTATCTATGTCTCTGCGGTGGAACGTTGGCACAAAGCCACCTCGATACACGTCAACGTGCATTTTGAGGTTGTCACACCGCGCGGTGTGACTTACCTCGATGACGGATTCCTAAACAAGTTGGGCGTCAAGATGGAATATCTGGACGATTGTCTCGTCCAGCTGTCCCACGGCGCATCCAACTTCTATGTCACGTGTTCGCCGTATGAGCAATATGCACAACGGCAAGAGCAAGATATTGAACTCAAACCCGTTGGCGGTTTGTTTAGTGGAGACGAAACCTAATGAATGAATACGTAACGCATGGACAGCTGGTTGAAATCATCGAGCTGTTTGATCATCTCTCGATAGTGAACGCAGTCATTGTGGTGCTCGTGTATGACCTTGCGAGATACCTCCTAGGCAAACTGGTCGACTACTTCAATTAAAGGCACGGTGCCAGCCCCGCAGGGATAAGGAGTTGCGGAGCGACGACGAGGCACCAAGCCGCCCACCACAGCAAAACCTAGCCTCATCACTTAATCGGCGCGGTTAGCAGCCCAAAGCCACTTGGATGCAGCCGCCCTCCTTCCTGCTAGACCAGCCTTGCAGAGACTATCCACACCAAAGGCGCGTTAACCTACCGGAACGCTGCATACTCACAACATCAAAGCTTTGCGAGTGTCGAGCAATGCTTATTCTTCTTTTCTGGGTTCTCTCCGACGGACGCGCGGAGCAAGTGAGGACGGGCTAGGACGATTGCGCGACGTGCGGCGGGAGGTCAAACCCCCGAATCTGTATTACGGGGGTAAATTCCCACTCTCTACTGGCTTTGTGAGTCAATCGCTTTTCAAATATGGCCTGTATACATAGAATTGCTATGCAATCGCTATGTTTGTTTTAAGCTGTTAAGCCAGTTATTTGAATTGCTAGAAAATAACTATTACTAACCTGAGGTGTCTATGTCATCCACAAAAAAAGAAGAATTAAATAAGTTTGAGGTAACAGTATGGAGAACTAATATAAGCAGTCAAGTAGACGAGTTTAGACGAGTTTTAAATGAAGGTGACAATTCCGAGAAGTACTTTAACAAAGAATTTCTTGAAAAGATGATTGATAAGTCATCTAAATTAAATCAGTCGCATATTAAATATACAATCTTATATTTATTTGTTATTTTTTCATTATATTCAACATTGAACGTTCGTGGGATAGATATAGAATTTGGCCCTCTTAGTCTGAAAAACATCGATAAGTACAAAGAGTTTTTATTATTTGTATCTTCTATTCTCCTTCCAGTATCAATAACTATTTCGTTATATAATAGTTATATTGTCGCAATAGTTCGAGAGTGCGTTGAAAAGCTTGCTCCAGAAAAGGAAATTCATAATTTTTATAAGCATGCATGGCTTGATTCTCTGACAGAAGGACTGTTTAAAAGTGACTCAAGAAGAGAAAATATACATGATCATGGATTTTCTTTATTTTTAATATTTACGTTGATTTTGTTGCTGATTTTTATTGTTATTTCTTTCCTTTTGGCTGGTTTTTTTGTTCATCTAGCAGTAATTTACGATGTTGCTTTCAATCCTGTAACTCCAGGTTACATCAATAAATTCGTTGTATTTTTTTCAATCATATCTGTGCTTTACTCCTTTCTAGTAATCGTTATTCAACTTCCATTACCTGAAGTAGACTATAGTAATTTTGATAAAATCAAAAAGCTAGAAGCTGAAAACCCTGAAGAATATATAAAAGTAATGAAAACAATCAACAAAAATGAAGACAAAAAAGAGGTTTACTCTTTAATAATTTTCATTTCATTTATTTATATGATTACTTATATTTCTTCTATGTACTTTATGAACAATTTTGAGCTTCCTGACATTGTTGAAATTTTGCCGAAAGCTACTACAGGTTCAATAATGGTTTTATTTGTTTCTTCTGAATTATATTGGCTTGTGAAAAAATTAAGTTATAAGAATTTTTTCAAATCATACCCCGATGAATCTAGTGAAAGGTTACAAGCATACAAAAAAATCCAAAATCGTTTTAAACTTACAAAATTAATTACTCCATTTGTCATAACAATTATTTATATATGCTTTTTTTAGCTGTTTGGTTTAAGGCTCTATTTTGAGCCTTTTTATACAAATGCCTTTAACACCCGAGCGTGCTTCGAATCTCAATATCGTTTGAAGCTCTCTAACCTATAAGTTCACGTTAAGCCATATTTGCTGCTTAGTACCAACTAGCCTGTTTGAGACTTATACATCGCGTTTTGCATTTGTGACTCTTGATCCAACTAGCACTTAGTCGTAGCCTGTGTGCGCTAGGTTTTATATGTCAAGGATATGAAATGGCTAAGTTTTTAAATACGAGTGCTACAAATTACTACCTCGAAGAGCTTATCAAGAACGCTTCTGAAAGGCTGATTCTCATCAGTCCTTTTCTCAAGCTTAATGATCGCATTCGAGAGCTTTTGGAAGACAAAGACCGATTAAAAATCGACATTCGAATTGTCTATGGCAAAAGCGAGCTACAACCTGATGAGATTAACTGGCTTAAAGGTCTCTCCTTTGTGCGTACCAGTTTTTGCAAAAACCTCCATGCAAAATGTTACATGAACGAAAGTGCTTGTATCATTACAAGCCTAAACCTCTACGAGTTCAGCCAAGTAAACAATAACGAAATGGGTATCTTCATTGACCGTGACGAAGATCCCAATGTCTATAAAGATTCCTACGAAGAAGCGCAACGCATTATTCGTATTAGTGATGAAGTTAGAATCTCGTTAGAGAAAGTTCAAGCTGCTAATTTAGATACGGAATCTATTCAAAAGCCTGTTACAGAGAATGAATTAATTAAACTCAGTTCCTCTAAGTTAGCTAAAAAGCATAAGCTTAAAACAGATGACTTTCTTCAGATGTGTGTAAGTAAGGGCTACTTATCTTTCGATGATGGAAAACACTCTTTAACCGAAGAAGGGAAATCGTTGGGTGGTGAGTTTAAGTATAGTAAACGTTTTGGTCCTTACTTTATCTGGCCAGAGTCATTAGAGGTTGAATAGAACAATAAGGCTCCTATTGGAGCCTTTAATCACACTATTTTCTTTAGTACTCTTGCATACTTCAATATTTGGTGAGCAACCTTTATATCATTCGAAGCACCTAACTCAAGTAAAGCAACCCCAATCAATACTTGCTGCGCAGTAACCAACTGACCAGTTGGAAGCTCTAAGCGATCATGCCGCATTACAAAGTTTTCCCAATCTTCACAAGAGCTCAATTCCCTACCCTTATTCATCCTCATTAAGCGTTTACACTCTGGCGGTATAGATTTCCCCTTATCCCATTCTTTGACCGTTCTCACAGTTTTTAAACAAAGTTTGGCAGCTTCTTCGACGGTTAAACCACATTCAAATTCACGAAAAATATAGTTTTTAGTCATTTCGTGATACTTCATTGAATTGTCCCTCAAAAGAGAGACATTTTATAGGACACGCATATGCAATCGCATTCAACATAAGCGCCCATAATACGAACTTAAGGGTTAGAAGATTAGCATTGGTGAAGTCAGCTTAGTTACGCCGTATTTGGCCTTTGCGGCCTTACAGGCTTCATCGGCTGTTTTGTATGGACCGTGAACTTCGATTTCACCGCAGCGGCCACTTGATAAGAACCAGTCATCAACTTTAAAGCCATGCAGCTGATTAAGTTCCTGCACTGTATCTTTGGTTACGTTCGATACCATGCACGTTGGCTCTTCATCTTGCTCATTCAAGTAACCGAACAACTGGATTGGATATTCCATTAGTTATTTCCTTCTTTATTAAGTAACAAGGCTGAACCGCAAGCCACTTGTTTATAAGCTCAAGCTGGCGTTCCTGAAGTTCTGGCACTAACTCGTCTGGGCATGAGCCTGTGTTTAAGAACACGGTTATATCAGATAAGTAACCTAACGATTGCTTCAAGTCCTTGTCTGTAAAGTTCATAGCTCAACCTCCATTTGAGTCAGCTTCATGCCGTATTTTTTAAGCTCCAGTTTTCCGTAGCTATTGATTACGAAGCTTGATCTATCAACTGTGTAAGTTCCTGCTCGATACATACTTTCATCTTTCTCTAATGATAACTTCATTTCTACTGGGAACTTACCACCAAGGTACGCATAAGCGATTTGTTCGTAGATAGTTCTTGAAGCTTTGTCGTCTTTGCCTGGTATTCTGACAATTTATTCGATCATCGTTTTGAGTACGTCGACCACAGATTCACAATGCCTGAGGATTTCATTCCGTCGGCTGTGAAATCGGCAATGAGTGCGTCAATCTACTCACGAGACCTGTCAGATTTTAAAGCCGTTTCTGGTGCGATGAGTACGTATGAAAAAACCGTCACGGACGCTGCAAATAACCTGCTTGAAAAGAATTTAACAACAGAGTCTGAGGGGTACATCAGTGCGATTTCCAATTCGTTTTTGAGCGTACTGCCTGAGCCTAGCCAATGCATGAACTTATCTATCCCAACGATAAACGGGAATCAGGTTTCGATTGATTGCCAGTTCTCGGAAAAGCTCAAGATGATCCTTTCGATTCTGAGCTTGTTGAAATCCTGCTGACTGAGGTCAAGCCTGTACCAAGTAACAAGCCAGGTTCGGGGAGATATTACTAATGATTCAGTTACTACCTATTGTGAGTACTATTGGGACGGCGTTGCGCCTCCCTGCTCTCGTGGCGTTTATCTCACAAATCGCCACGACTTTATTTGGTTGGTTCTTTATTGCGAAAGCGCGAAACGTCACGATCAACCTAGTTATTTTAACGCTGTTAATTGGTTTAACGGTCACGCTTACGCTGGCGATTTACACTCTTTCGACAGGCTTGGGGAGGTACAAATTATCAGAACTGGATTGGCACGTTAGGAAGAATTAGGCATAGTGAGAATGTATTTAAGTCCACACTGCTGAAAATGAAAAAGCAAATACAAGACGGTTCTCATCCTGAGAAAATTCTTGAGAAGAAAGATGCTAACTGGAAACCTACTGTATGACTGTATACAAATTAAAAAATAAACCTCGAGAATTTAAGGTCTTAGAGCATGACCCTTATAAGCGAGCTCTCGATTCAGATGACCTTAAGTTGTTAAGACGACTTCGAAGAGGCCCTGTTGATTCAACAAGCTTGAGAGATGTTTGGGTAAATGAGTATGCAACATTTACTCAACACTTTAAATCTGCTGAAGCAATCCCAGACATATCTCAATGGAGAACATTTCTTGTCTTGAGAGAAAATGCATATCAGGTAGTACGAGATGTAATTGATTCTGACGGTGAGTTCTTACCGATTACAATCGATGATGAAATTTTTACCGTGTTCAACGTGATGTCCTTTGGAGAAGAAGACAAGCAGAAAATCAAATTTGAAGACATTGGCGGAGAACAAGGATTATTAGAGAAACTGGCATTTATAGAAAGCGATCTTTCAAATAAATATGTCTTTAAATCAAAAGATGAAGGTTGTATGTCAATTTATTGTGATGACAAACTCATATCGTTATGTGAAGAGCACAATCTAAAGGGACTTTCGTTCGATACAAATCTACTCGATGTATTTGAAGATTGATTCAGCAGAATTATTAGTTAGACATTTACACGCAAAAGGCTCCTTTGGAGCCTTTTACTACATCATCTTTCTTAGCGATCTAGCATATTTCAGCACTTTCCCTGCTGCTTCTAAATCAGTTAATGCTCCAATTTCTAACAAAGCAATTCCTGTCAAAATCTGCTGAGCCGTTACCAGCTGCCCTGTTGGAAGTTCTAATCTATCGTAATGCATTTTAAAATGTTCCCATTGCTCTGATGAGCTCAATTCCCTTCCCTTTGTCATTCTCATGAGCCGTTTACACTCAGGAGGAATGATTTTCCCCTTATCCCATTCTTTGACTGTTCTCACAGTTTTTAAATAAAGTTCAGCAGCTTGTTCGACGGATAAACCACATTCAAATTCACGAAAAATATAGTTTTTAGTCATTTCGTGATACTTCATTGAATAGTCCCTCAAAAGAGGGATGTTTTATAAGATTGGCATATGCAATCAAATCCATCATAAGCAGATATAATGCGCACTGATGTAGTGGTTCTAATGGGCTTGTAAACACTACAGCAAATCCGTCGCAAACCATTAAAAATCCAGAGATTCCAAGCCAATAAACTTTTTTTAAATTCCTTTCCATACTGCTTTTATCTGCTATCTACGGATTATAGAAAACCAATTGATTTGCGATAACTCGGTCTTGCTTACTGTAAACTGAAGGTTCACGAACCAGTTGTTATATGTATGCGGATATATTTTTCAGGATATTTGTAACGATATCGCTTACCGGTTTTTAAGTTTGAACGAGCAAAACGGCAAACTTTTGTATCTCCGCTTCCAGTAACTCGTTTTACTATTGCTACTTTTCCTTTATGTTCCATTTCAATCATTAAATCGCAATAACCATCATATTGGTCGAACTGCTTATCGACTTTCTTTTGTAGCGTCGATTTAATTTTCTTAGCCACTGGATTTGTTTCTGAATCATCGGCCAATGTTGACGCTGTGGGTAACAATAATAAAAATAAAGTGACAACATATCGCAT